TGCACCATCTAACTGGCACGTTATACGCCCATGAAAGCCACTGATTTTATTCTTAGCTATCGTCAAATGTCTCTGACTATCTTCCGACTCATCAGCTCCCTCTATTTTCCTGTTCTTAGATATGAGTATCATAAGATCAGCTTCACCTGCCAAACCTGTTTTACTCCCTTCAATCATAGACATATCTGGGTTGACTAGACCCTCTGCCGAAGCACTTAATTGTGTCATCCAAAACACAACACAGTCATATTGCTTTGCTATGTTTCGTGCGTGAATTGCTGCATCTTTTAAATATACATCAGTCTTATCACTGGTACGTTCTGCATACTTATGCCCCATATCTAATATAACAATGTCAGGTCTATGTGATTTAACTACCGCCTCTACCCAAGGCATTTCTTCACCTGTCCCATCAATTAAATCAATGTTAGGTTTTACTCTATTATATATTAAAAGATACTTAGCTAAATTTTTTCTTATTTCGTCTTCTTCTATGCCTGTACCTGCTAATGAGTACCTTAAACGTACTACTTCTGATGCCTCTTCATTACATAAAACTAAACACTTCGCACCTTGTGCAGCAAATCCCCCTTCAGAGGCTATACTAGAGGCGTGAAAGCTCGTCTTCCCTGTGTTTGGACGCGCACCTACTATAACAAAATGCCCCCCTGTAACACCCTCTACACGACGCTGTAGGGTAGGTATGTTAAACTTCCATTGTGTTTTATTTTCGTTGTCTGCCAGTATGGATTCTAGGTCCATGTTTTCGTATTTAAGTTTTATGTTTGGTGTAAAATCATCCTTGTATTTATCTACAAGTTTACGCAATGGTTCTAAGCTAGTCTGTGTACCATTAACAAAGTCAAACCCAATGTTAGCTACTTCCTCACCAACCTGCTGTTGAAACAACCTAGAGATAACTTCAGTAGCTACTTCAGCATTTAATGCACTACTGCTTGCCATCTTCTTAAATATCTTATGGTACTGCTCTTTACTTGATGTCGTGAGTGTCTTGTTAGACGCATAAAACAATGCTTCCAAGTCAGCTAGTGATAGCCCTTGGTCGTATTTCTGCATTGCATAATCTAATGTTTGTTTTACTTTCCTTACATCTTTAGTAAATATTTTATCTGGGCATCGTATCCCTTTGTGTAGTTCATAGAAATCTTTATCTAATAATGTTTTTAATAATGCTACTTCTGTCACTCTATACCTTTCTTCTTCTTCCTAAAAATGATCCCCTGCTATCCCAACCTATCCATCTCATTGGTAAAGGCCATAGATACCATTTTGTTGATCTGCTTTTGCCATCGTTCCAACACTCCATTACTTTACCCCTACCAATTTGACACAGCCCTACACAAGCAGGGTAATGTGCTTCTTTTGCTGTGGCAGATAGATCTGTGTTTAACCACACAATATTTTTAACTTGGTCAAGTCCTCATGCTTTCTATACTTTATATCGTCCTGCAAACGCATAGCAATAGTGTCTACGCCTGTCCAAGACGCTATCTCTCGTCTGTACTCCAAGGTCTTGTGTGTTGCATCGGGGTCAAGTGCTACGATAACCCGAACAAAATCTTGTATGTATTCTATGTGTGTACTACTTAATGATGTACCTAAGATAGCCATACCTGTGACATTAGGACACACACTACATATAGTGTTAGCACTAATGACATCCTCAACAATAACTACAGTACCATTAGGTTTACCTCGACAGGCAGTGTAGACAGGTGAGTTACCTGTATAACGAAACCACTTAGGAATTCCCCCATCTAGCGACCTGCCTGTAGCATCTATAAGACTGTTGTTACTTCTGATAGGAAACACTGCACGTTTATCTTTAACGTCAAAGAGTATCTCAACATCATGTAAGTCCCAACGATCTATAAATGTTTGTAATACTTTATTGTTCTGCGATGGTGCAATTACATATTCGGGTATTACCCATAGGTCTGATGCTTTCTTCTTGCTAAGTGTTGCATCTCGATTGCGTAACTTCTCTTGTATCTCTGTGACAGATAAAGATACTGGTATCGCACTCGATGTATGACAACTTAACTTATAGCATCTGTATAAGATTAGACCATCAATGTTACTAACACTAAAATCATTTGAACTATGGCAGACAGGACAGGTGCATCTAACACTCTGCCCATCCGTTAAGCCTAAGTCTAAGACAAACTCCCTAACGCTCATCTAAGTTCCTACCTTCCAGTGCCTTGACTGCACCACTATATGTATTGACTAAGTAAGGCTTAACACTCTGCGGTGATCTATGTCCACTAACTTGCATAACACCAGCCAAGTCAACACCACCTTCAACCATCTCAGTGATAGCTGTACGACGAAGATCCATAGCTGTTAGTTCTTTAGGTAAGTTAGCTTCAGCCTTAACTTCATTAATTAAGTACGATACTTCTTTGATGTTATATGGAGTGTAAGACTGTGCTATTGGGCGTACCCTGGGCGCGACGTATTCTTGAAAGCCAAAGTCTTCTTGTTGTTGCCGTAACATCTTAACTAAAGTCTGTGATATAGGTAGGTGTACTTCTGCACCTCGCTTGCTTTGTATTATGTCTAACCTACTGTTATCTAAGTCTATTGCACTCCATTTTAAGTTACGCATATCCCCGACACGTTGCGCCCAATCATATGACATATGAGTTATCAACCCTATGCTACGCCACTTAAAATTTGAGTAAGCTACATCTAAGAATGTCTTAACATCGTTGCGTGACCACCTAATACTCCTAATGTTATCCGCTTTGCGAGTTAGATTAGAGACAGGGTTTTTGTCTATTATCTCTCTTCGCATTGCGTGTTTGAATACAATACTAAGCACTGTCGCCCTAAGATTAGCTGTACGTTTGCCTACCACTAACCATTTCTCATACGATTCCGTCATATGCTTCATACTAATGTCCTTGAGCTTTATGTTACCTAGCTGTTCATTACCTTGTACGCAAGTCAGACAAACCTTATTTAACTGGTTGTCGTAACTCACTTGTGTTGGTGGTTTAAGTCCTGCAAAACCTGCCGACTTTTGGTAGTACTCTACCATTGTATTTAATGTGTCTTTTTTAGTTGGCTCTCTCATTTGTCTTACTCCTCATCATCAGGAAAATTATGATACGCAATTATTGTACTAACTATAAAACCACCAATAAACATTATAAGCAATAATATGGCTATCGGATTATCATTCTCAAACATTTTTATTCTCCTTCTTAATATATGTTGCACCCATACAAACAGGACACGTTTCAGCATTTACACTAGGGTTATCTGGGTCAGGTGGGTAATGCTCTAATTCATACACTATCCCACGCCCATCACAGTTAAAGCATTTGTGTTGCTCTCCTGTCATTTGTTCTGCTCCCTATGTATCTCTCGTTGTTCTACAATTAATAGTCGCTCCTTGATACACCTGACTTGTGCAATCAAGGAAGCTATTTGTTTTTGATCTTCAGTCACAGCCTCTCTCCTCTACTTGTTTTAAACTAATCAATCTACTCTGCGCGTAGGCATAAGCCTTATGTAACTCTTTGATCTCATGCTCTAAGTATGATGTCTCGTACTCAAGATTTTCTATCTCACCACATAAACTCATAGTACTCTTGCCTCCTCTAAGTTAAGTTGTATTTGTTTCTTTATTATAGGGCATACTTTAGATGACTTCTTCTGATTATTTATTGCAGTCATAACTCGTAAGTTACCAGACCAATGTGGGCCGCCATCACTTAAAGGCCACATATGATCTACATGTCTAGGTATACCATCTGCTTTCTGAAACAGATTACTAAGTAAGTATATTTGATGTAGTCTTTTGCGTTCTACTTCACAGCCTATAAGCCAACTAGGAGTAGCGTTTAATTTTCTTGCTCTTCTTTTAAGACACCGCACTCTAGCTTTCTCAGGGTATTTTAATCTATATTTTTTTTCACTAGCTTTTGTTTTTTCTGGGTTTTTATGCGCCCATATAAGTTTATCATTCAAAATTTTATTTCTTTTTTCTTCGTCCATAGTGTTCCGATATTGTTTTGTCCTAATAGATATTTTTTCTGCATTATTTTTATTATACTTTTTTCCACGTACAGATATTTTTTTTCTATACTCTTCATCATTTTCATACCGCGCTTTTTGTTTTGCACATATACTTTCTTTATTTTTTTGGTATTCAGCTTTTTTCTGTGCTTTAATTTTTTCTGCGTTATTTTTACGATATTCTTTTGCTCTAGCCGCCACTTTTTCTACGTTATTTTTATAACGCTCTTTGCTTTTACTGCTTATGACTTCTTTATTATTTTGATAATATGCGGCTCTTTGTTCTTTATTATTCTTTTGCCATTTTCTTTTGCTTTCACGTTGCCTTTCTTTTCTCTCTTCCTCAGTAAGTTTAGTCATTGTCTATCTCCTCTCTAATGATGTTTTCCTTATCTGTTAC